AAGTATCAAACTTAATATAAAATCAATTGACGTTGATATTAAAAATAAAAATAATAGTATAATTAATCATACTACCAAGTTATCAAACTCAATTGAACAGAAGAAAACAATTGAGAAGAATATTGAAGACACTAAATTATTAGAAACTCAATATGAAGCATATCAATTGTACACTTCTGCAATTTCAAGAGACGGTATACCATATGATTTGATCAGTAAAGCTCTTCCTACAATTGAAAAGGAAGTTAATAACATATTAAATCAGATCGTTGAATTTACTGTAACTCTACAGACTGATGGTAAAAATGTAACTACACATATTAATTATGAAGATAAGAAGTGGCCATTAGAATTAGCTAGTGGATTGGAAAGATTTATCAGTTCACTGGCTATTAGAGTAGCATTAATTAATGTAAGTAACTTACCAAGACCTAATTTTATAGCTATTGATGAAGGATTTGGATGTGCTGATGCTGATAATCTGTCATCTATGAGTACACTATTTGCCTTTTTGAAGACTAATTTTGACTTTGTTTGGATTATAAGTCACTTGGATGTTATGAGAGATATGGTTGACAACAGAATTGAAATTAAGAAAGAAAACGGATTTAGTAAAATAAGTTTTATATAAAATCTGATAAATATTAACATCTTGAATTTTTTAGCAATATTTATATTTAGTTTTTAAAACTCAAATTTTGAAAGGAAAAATATAACTATGCCAATTCAAGAAGGTGGAAGATTTACGCCGCAGGACACAATTGTAAGTCCTGGGGTATTTACAAGGGAATTAGATTTATCAGGTATTACGCAGGGAGTAGCTGATATTGGTGCAGCAATTGTTGCACCATTCCCAAAGGGCCCTGGCTTTGCTCCAACACTAGTAACCAACGTTTATGACTTGGAAACTAAGTTTGGTGTTGCAGATGGAGTATATTATGGTCCATATACTGCAAAAGAATACTTAAATGAAAAAGGATTTGTAACCGTAGTCAGAGTAGGTGCTTTGACTGGTTATAATCAAGATTATCCATTAGCAATTTATGCTCAAAAAGGTACTTGGAACAGAAACGGGGATATTGGTTCACTTGCTAGTGGATCATCATTCTTAACACCATCTGGTTCATTAGTATCAGGATCTGCTGGTTATTTAGCAGGTGTAACAGTTACTAATACATACGTTACTGCTTCAACAGGTAATTTTATAACTTCAGTCAGTAATCTAACAGGATCAATTCCTACTGCATCATTTACATTTACATTTGCATCAGCAGCAGGTTCTGCAACTAGAGAAGGTTTTGAATCAATAAACGGACCAAGTGGAAGTTTATTGTATTCAGGACAAACCGTAACAACAACTGAAGCTGCATATACTGCGTTTGTCTCTTCCTTAACTGGATCTTGGACATATAATAGCACTTTGGTTTCTGGTAGTAGTTATACCGGTAAACAATTATTGGATTATGGTTTACAAAACACAAGTGTAACATTTACACTACCACTAAGTGTAACATTACAAGGAACATCTACACCATTTGTTAATGCAACATTAATTAGTGGTAGTATAGTATCTTTTAAAGGTACATGTGATTCACCAGTATTAAGAGTACAAGGCATTATATCAGGCTCATTTGGTCAATATAATGGTACCTTCAGTGTAACTGGTAGCGCTCCATATGTTGATGATTGTAACGTATGGCGTTCTGGAAGTGCTGTTTCTGAAACTGTTTTGTTGGCAGTTCTAGCTGATACTAGAAATGCTACAATTACAAATCTATCCTCACCAGGATTCTCTGGATCTGTACTTACCTCTGCAAGTGTACTAACTTCAAATAGTTCAAGTATTGAACAAGATTATTTCTTGACACTAAGTGGAAGTAACTTGGGTTCATATGGTGTATTTGAATTCTCATTGGATTCAACAAGTCCTAAGTATATTGAAAATGTATTTGGTACAGACCCAACAGCAGTAAGTACAACAATTCAATTGAATCCTGCTTATCGTTATACTACATTCTCTGATACAATCAAGAGAATTGCAAATAATTCAACCAGTTATAGAGTAGGAATTGCTGCTCTACCAGGCGGAATTTTCTCTGGATCAAAAGCATTGAATTTCACTGATGCAAATTCATTTAACCCAGCAAATGGTGACAGTAACTTTGGTCTAACCAATGCTTATACACCATTTATTGTATCTCAAAAAGTTGCCGCAGTAAATGGTGCCACATCAAGATATGAATTGTTCAAAGTTCATACACTATCTGATGGTACAAATACTAATAAACAATATAAGATTGAAATTAGTGATGTTAAATTAGCTGGTACAGTATCAGGAACAGATTGGGGTACATTTACTCTATCTGTACGTGATTACAATGATACAACAAAACGTCCTAAGTATATTGAAACCTTCACAAACTTGTCACTAGATCCAGATTCTAGCAATTTCATTGCACGTAGAATTGGTGACAGATACAACTACATCAGTTACTCCGGTAAGATTATTGAATTTGGTACTTATGCCAATGTCAGTAAGAATATCAGAATTGAAATGACCACCAGTGATTATCCAATAACTGCCGTACCATACGGATTTAATCCATATGATGTACCAGTTGCAGGTGATCTTGATAATGTTGCTACCACTATGAAGTATAGTAGAGCTTCTCTATATGGTACACAACTTGGTAAGTATCCATCTGGTGTTGTATTTGATGCAATTCCAAACACAGATTCTGAATTGGTTGCTCTATATCCAACTGCTTCAACTGGAGTAGAAACTTATAATGACAACATTCAATATTTTGCTCCAGTTCCAAGTGGTGCAACTAACGGTAATAACGTTGGATTTGCTTTGGATGATGTAATTGTTGGAAGTGGTACCGGTTCAATACTTGCCGCAAGTTTGAGTGGTAGCATTCCAAGTACACCAAGTGCTTCTGAATCAACTTATGTTAAACTACGTAAGTTTGTTCTTGGATTCCAAGGTGGATTTGATGGTCAATCACCAACAATTCCAATTAATGTAGGAAGTTCAATTACTCCAGGTAACACTCAAGGTCTAGATTGTACAACAATTTCTAGTGCAGGTTCAGTAGCATACAAACAATGTATTGGTGCTCTTGGAAATGCAGATGAATTTGACATCAACTTGATTGCTCTACCAGGTATTTTCAATCAACATCATTCATACGTAACAACACTAACAATTGATATGTGTGAAGCCCGTGGTGATTGTTTCTATATCATGGATAACGTAACATTCCCATCAAGCAATCAAAGTGTAGGATTGATTGATGCTGCTGTAAGTAACGTAGCTACAATTGACAGTAATTATGTAGGTACTTATTATCCTTGGGTTAAGATCCTAGATACTAACACCAACAAGATTGTAAGTGTACCACCTTCAGTAGTATTACCAGCAGTTTATGCTGCTAATGACAAAGCAAGTGCAGAATGGTTTGCTCCAGCCGGTCTAAACCGTGGTGGTATTCCACAAGCTGTACAAACTCTTGATAGATTGACTCATGCAGAACGTGATACACTCTATGAAGGTCGTGTAAATCCAATTGCCGCATTCCCAGGTCAAGGTATCTGTGTATGGGGTCAAAAGACACTACAAGTTGAATCAAGTGCTCTAGACAGAATCAACGTCCGTAGATTGTTGATCAACTTGAAGAAGTACATTGCTTCAACCAGTAAGTACCTTGTATTTGAACAAAACGTAGCTGCTACACGTAACCGTTTCTTGAGTATTGTTAACCCATACCTAGAAAACGTACAACAACGTAGTGGATTGTTTGCCTTCCAAGTTAAGATGGATGATACAAACAATACACCAGACATTGTTGATAGAAACATCCTATACGGTCAAATCTATCTACAACCAACCAAGACTGCTGAATTCATAGTGCTTGATTTCAACCTCTTACCAACTGGTGCTACATTCCCTAATGCCTAATTGGTAAATAATTAAACAGAACCCCACTTAGAAATAAGTGGGGTTTTTTCTTTATAAAATCTATTTATATTGTACGATGATTAAGCTGACAGATTTATTATTACAAGAAGCTAAAATTCCAGCTAGTGAACAAGAAATGGATTTATATGCTAAAAAGTATAAAAAGACCATTGATTATTTACGTAGTAAGAATAAAGTATTACTATTAACAACCAGTAATAGATGGGTCAAACACAAGGAAGATGTACCAAAGAGTACTCAATTAGCTCTCAAAATACAAGAATTGCTTGGCAAGGAAAAAGTAACTTTAATTGATACAACCAAGTTAAACATATTTCCATGTGAAGGTAATGTAAGTAGTAACAGAGAATTTGGCGGAAATCATTGTGGTACTGCAAAGGCATTATTGAAAAATAAAGAACAAAATCCAAGTGGATATCATCGTTGTTGGGCTAGTGTAAATGAAAAAAATGATGAACTATGGAAAATTACCAAGGAATTGTTTGAAAGTGATTGTATAGTATTTTTTGCTAGTATTAGATGGGGTCAGGCTAATGGATACTACCAAAAATTAATTGAAAGATTAACTTGGATTGAAAATAGACACTCAACTTTAGGTGAAAGTAACATAGTAAAAGATATTGATGCAGGTTTTATTGCCGTTGGACAAAATTGGAATGGTAGAGACGTTACAAAAACACAAAAAGCCGTTCTTGAATTTTTTGGATTTAAAACACCTGATGAATTGTTTTGGAACTGGCAATTTACTGACAATCCACTTGATGAAACATCCAGATCTTACAACAAAGCAATTACTGTATTTGATAACACATTTGAAATATGAATAAATTAACTCAATTTTTAGTAGACAGTTTATTAAATGATCCAAAACCAACATTAAATGAAGGTGGTGCTTATGGACATTTAGCACATCCATATGAAGATATGGAATTAACATTCCAAGATTTAAGAAACATGGTGGATCAATCACTATTAGGTGACTTAAAAGCATTTGAAAAAACAGACGGTCAACAACTTTCCTTTACATGGAAAGATGGACAATTGAGACTTGCAAGAAACAAAGGACATCTAAAAAATCAAGGTCAAAATGCTTTGACTAAAGATGGTATTAAAGTAATGTTTTCTGATAAACCACAAAATATTCAAGATGCTTTTAGTTTTGCAGTGGATGATTTATCAAATGCCCTATCAAAAGTTCCAAGAGAAGAGTTGAATCAAATGTTTGGTAATGGTAAAAAGTTTGCAAGTGTTGAAGTAATTTATCCAGCTACAAAGAATGTAATTCCATACAACTTAAGTATGTTGGTATTTCACGGAATTATTGAATATAATGATTTAGGTGAACCAATTGCAGGTGGAGATGCTGAATCTGGTATTATACTTGGCAATTTAATTAAAAATGTAAATGCAGATGTACAAAATACATTTACTATCAGAGGACCAAACAAATTATTGTTATCTAAAGTAAAGAATTTACCACAAAAAAGAAAACAATTCATGACAATGATTGATCAATTGCAAGGATCATTCAGTGATCAAACAAAAATTATTGAGTATCATAAAAATTGGTGGAATAATTTTATCAGAGAAAAGGCAGATTCATTTGGATATTCAATTTCACCTGAAGTATTGAGTTTATTAGTTAAAAGATGGGCAGAATTTGATAAAAGTGTTAGCATAAAAACCATTTTAAAACAAATTGACAATGAAGAATTTAAAAATTTTGTTAGTGCCTTTGATAAAGAAAGTCATGAACAGCAATATAAAAATAACATCAGACCGTTTGAAGAATTATTTTTAAAATTAGGAGTTGAAGTATTGAAAAATGCTGCTGGTTACATGGCTGCTTCACCTGATGATGCTGCTAAACAAATAGCAAGTGATGTGTTGATACAAGCAAAAACAATCAAGTCCAAAGGTGCAACTGAAGATCAATTAAATAAATTAAAGAATGAATTACAAAGATTAAAAGTTGTTGGTGGATTGAAAAAAATAGTAGGTTCAGAAGGATTAACATTCTTTTATAATGATAAAATATATAAATTGACTGGTCTTTTTGCTCCTGTAAATCAAATTTTAGGATTATTAAAATATCAAAGATAAATTTAGTTATATATAATATAAAGGTTATTAAATAATATGAAAAGAGCATCAGGTAAAAGTAATTTGTCCATTGTAAAAGATTATTTGGACGGAAATAGACCATTTATTCAAGTTGGTTATGATCCAAATTTAGATAATGGTAAAAGAAAAGAAGGTGAAATTTGGGAGGATGGTCAAGGCAATAAATGGATGTGGAAAAATGGCAGCAAAAGAAAAGTACCTAAACTTGCTCAAATTAAAATTGAACAAAGATGTAGTATTTGTAATGCAGATACTAAATGGGGAAATTATTTGGATCAAAAATTTTATCCAAAAACAGGCAGATGTTATGATTGTAATATTATTTTTGATAGCAAACTAAAAATACTAGGCGCATTTGTAGATTATGAAAAGCATAAAATTTGTAAAAGTATGCTTTCAGAAATGAATGACTTTAAACAACAAATTGTAGAAAGTATCACTTATCTTGAAGCTGATAATTCAATGCCTAAATTACAATATTTCAATGAAGATGGATCACAAGAGTTTTGGACAGATGATACTGATATGAAGAGTAAAGTATTAACTGATCTTAAAAAGGATTTAATAAACGTCAATGAAAAAATTGATGAGTTAAACAAAAAAATAAGTGAACTTAAGTATGATTCATCTATTGAAGAAAAAGCAAAACAAATGACTTTGGATAAACTTAATAGTCAAGATCAATGAGTGTACAGAAAACATTAAAAGATGTAATCAAAGATGAATACAAGAGATGTCTTGTAGAACCTATGTATTTCATGAAGAAATACGTAAAAATTCAACATCAAACAAGAGGTATTATTCCATTTGAATTGTATCCATTCCAAGAAGAAACATTACAAGACTTTATTGACTATGATAGAAATATTGTATTAAAATCCCGTCAAATGGGTATTTCCACACTTGTTAGTGCATATGCTTTATGGACAATGATATTTAATCCAGGCAAAAACGTACTAATTTTATCTACTGTACAAAACACCTCAAAAGAAATTGTATCAAAAATAAGACTTGCAAATAATAATCTCCCCAGTTGGTTGAAAGTTCCAACCGTTGAAGATAATAGACTATCATTGAAGTTTAAAAATGAATCAAGAGTTCTTGCAGCATCTTCAGCCGCTGATAGCGCACGTGGTTTCAGCGCTTATTTGCTTGTAATGGATGAATGTGCGTTCATTGAAAATGCAGAAGAAGTTTGGACATCTGCTCAACAAACAATGGCTACTGGTGGTAGAGCTATTTTGTTAAGTACACCAAACGGTGTAGGTAATTTCTTCCATCAAATGTGGGTTGACGCAGAATCAAAGAAGAATACCTTTAAAACCATTAGATTGAAGTGGGATAGACATCCAGAAAGAGATCAATCTTGGAGAGATAGACAAACTGCTGAGTTGGGTATTAAACGTGCTGCACAAGAATGTGATACTGAATTTTTGTCTTCTGGTAATACTGTAGTTGATACTGCAATTATTGAAAATTATAGACACAACAAATGTAAAAGTCCAGTAGAAATGCGTGGAGGAGATCATGGATATTGGATATGGGATTATCCTGATTATAGTAGAGATTATATAGTTGCTGCGGACGTTGCAAGAGGTGATGGT